GGGTTGACTGGATAGAAGAAACTGCCATAAATGCGTACGTTATTCATTGATGGGATAGAAGAACCGTAGCGCCATCTGCGAGTAGCATAGTAATAACTACTACCCAAGTAGCCATAGCCCTGGTCGCTTAAAACTCCAAGCTGGAAGCTGGAAGCAGTACCTGTATAGGGTCGAAAATACCCAATTTGGGTGATCGACTCTCTAGTAGAAAAGAACGCTCCAGTGACGTCAAAGCCACAATTTATTTTCCAGCGGAACCTGGTTTGGTCAGGGTTGATATTATTGGTTTCATTGTCTGGCAAAGCCCAAATAAAACCCCATCTGTTTTGAATGACCTTAAAATTAAAATTCCCAGTTGAAACTAGCTCACTGACATCAGCGTAGCTTAGAGTTGACTCATAATTGCCATTGCCAGAGATATTAATTACCTCGCTTTTAATATCTGAGCCAGCATCAGTCCCAGTGATAGTCACACTACCAGCAGAGCTAAAATCAGTGACCACAAGCGTTAATTTAAGCTGTAAACTGTCGGCTGGGTTGACGGGGTTTTTCAGGTAATGAGTACCTGGGGCTGAGGCAGAGGGCAAAAGCTCTAAACTGCCAGCCAAATCAGCCGCATACAAGGTTTCCATGGTCGCTGGAGAAGCTGGGGTAAAGCCAGTGTTTTGAATAAGTGGGTCGCCATTTCTTCTGTACCAAAAATAACTACTGGTTCTAGTTTCAGGATTTATACTATTGTCGTCCAGGTAAAAAGTATCTTTAGTGGTAGCTTGTGTGTAACCGCTTGGATCAATCACTATCCGCACGTTTTCTTTGCCTAGCAAATCGTCCTTGTTTCGGGAACGAAGCAGGATATAGTTCATAGAATCAGTGCTTATAGGAGCGACCTCACTCCAGGAAACACGGGCGCTTAAATGGGTATCAGTGGTGGTAACTTGTACAATATTGCTTCTAGCAGATTCGGCCCTTTCATTGTAATGATTTAAGGTAGCACCAATTGATTCAACCGCTACCACACTGTAGTAGTAAGTGGTGTTAGGCAATAAGTCGCCACCCTCCTCAAGAGTAGGGGTGTATAGGTCAGGTGGTTGGATGAAGATAAGCTCAACTGCCACTGTATCTCTCCAAAATCTCCTCAATCTCAGCTATTCTTAGTTTTCTGTAAGGCTCATAGTAGGGGTGGATGATTCCGTCTTTGGCTAAGTTTAGAACTTCCTGCGTTTCTGGCTTGGTTATCTCTTGCAGGGAGTTAAGCTCATCTTGCAAAACACCAAGGTCAATTTGTTCAATGGTTTCACGCTGACGATTAATGGTTATGATGTCGCCGTTTCTAGTTATTTTTTCCATATTAGCTATAACTTAAACTTTCTCTATTATCCCAGATATTATCAAATTCTCCATTGCCATCTGCCCAAGTAATTACCGTTCCAGTTGTTTTGTCTATTTTCATAATTCGCCACTTTGCCTCATTAGTTGCTGTCCCAGGCACGGCATCTCCCACATAAGTTATATTGCTGTCACCTGAATCAACGGCTGTACGCATAGTAAGTGCAGACTCATCTGTTCTTGACACCAATTTTTCTAAATTTGGTCCTACTTTTCTGTCTGGTATAAACATTTATCTAATATATGCTTTCTGTTCTTTTAACAATTCTTCTAATTGTTGGTCGATTTCAAGATAACGGATCATGCGTTTAATGCGTTTTTCCCCAGTTGCCGGACTACCAAGTTTCATATCTAAATCGCGCACCCTCATAAGCAGCTCCCCCTTGCTTAGGCTTTCCCCACCACTTACGAGCCTATACAAGTCCCTCAAGTCGTTGGATTCGTGGAAATTTGGCCTATCCATGTCAAAATAATCAACAAGGGGTGCAAAATCTATTTCTTCTAGCGCTCCAATTGGTCCCGCTTCCGGTCCTTTGTCTTTTGGTGCTTTCAACTCAACGGTTTCGTCTGCCATTATTGCCTCCATTCATTAGGAATTACCCGCCTACTCATTTCCCTTGCTGCTATTTCAACGGCCAATATTTGTGCCCTGGAACCCTTGCCAGAAATGTCCACTTGGGTACTTAATATGTTCGGCTGGTTAAGCTGAGTGTATTTGACCACAACGTTTGAGTTGCTACTTGAGGTTGAAGGCATATACCCCCATCTGGCATTTAATGCAAAAGGTCTTGATCCCCAGCCAGCGCGGGTAACAGGAGCCGCAGCTGTTTCCGAGGCCACGGTCGATACGATACCGTCCCTGCCTTCAACAATATACTGCACACTAACTGCCCCACCCGATACATTCCCAAGCTTTGCCTTTGCATCTTCAATAATTTTCATTTGAAACGGTCTGTCAAAATCATCTTTTTTACTCCTAAAACGCCATGTAAAATCAACATCTTCATCGCCAGCATAGCGGTCTGACAATTCCAGCACATCCCCATTGTCTTTGCCCAATAAAAAGTGGTACTGATTATTATTATCCAAGTGTGCATGACCGCTCCAAGCGTTTGTAAGTGTCCAGGGGCCGACAAACGCTGTGCGCTCAACGTCATAGACTAAACAAGTCCAAGAAGTCCCACCTACAGGTAAAAACCAGTGATACTTTTTGTCAAAATAAACCGCCCAAGTGTCTTGGACACGTACCATGTTTACTTGATCTATAATTGACTGTACGCGTGCCGAAATAGGCTGAAAACGAAGGACTGACGATAAAATGTTAGGCTCATAATCAAGCTTGGCAAGAGCCAATCCGCGCCCTTGAATATAGGCCACAAACATTACAGAATTTTCCACCTCAGATACTGTGGCGCTACTTATACAGCCCACGCCGTCCATAAGTTTGGTTAAGGAAATTTCATTTATACCAAGGCTGTCATTAAATACCAAAGTGGCCTGGAAGATCGACTGACCTTTAAATATAATAAGCTTACCCTCACGCTCAGATAATCCGGTTACTCCCCAGCGATCTTGTGAGCTCTTTTCAATAGGAAAGTATCCTCCACCTGTAGCATAGGTAAATTTATCAACATAGGGGCCAGTACCGGCCCAATATACGGATGAGTGATCCTCTGCTGTATGTGCGCCCACAAGCAAATCTTTGTAAGCCCTAACGTGTTTAAACGTTGGTCCTGCAGTCGAGTTATAATCCGGCGTAAAGATAGTTATACTGGGAACCTTTGTCCCATCGTCAATCCAACTGGTAACTGTAGCCGGTACGCGTGCTAAATGGCTTTCAGCTCCCGCCTCTCGTCCATATATTACATAACCTCTAACACTTGAGGTTGGTGAAGCGTGCGACCAGCTTAAAGTGACAAAATTAGTAGTAGTTAAGTTTTCAGGTAGCTGTGAAAGCGTAACCGCATCTGTTGCCAAGGTTTCTCCCACATCACTTTCTGCAGACACCCTCCATGAATAGTTATGAGGCCCAGACGTACCAGAACTTTTGGTTGCCGTTAAATTGGTAGGTTCACTTAAATGTTGATATGTTAAAAGGGTTGTTCCATCATACCGGCTCATGGGCTGAACCCCATCAACTAGATACATTTTACCCTGCACAAGTGCGCCCTCCGGTCTCGCACCAGATGTAAATGAAGCCCCGTTAATGCGCGTAAATGAAGCCCCTGACTTTTTGGTAAGCCAGCCATCATCGCCTATTGATAGTAAATTCAAGACACCATCTTTATAGTAGTCTTTAATGAAGCGTACGGTTGATCCGGTATTGGCTTGGTAATACACATCTGTTCCGCCCCTTGGTTCAAGTATGCCCTTACCCACAAGGCGCATATTAGTGGACTCAACTATTTCTTCTGGATTAAGCTCGTTGTCTAAAAGAAAAGTATTTAAGCCCTTACGGAAAGAGTCATAGCGACGCACCAACTCTTTGGCTGTTTTTGGTCTTTTTCTTTTTTCTTGTAAAAATACAGGCATGGCATGTTAATCTTCACCAAATGTAAAACCGTTATATTCGTCCTGTGTTCTTATGCCCTTGCTTTTTTGAATATCTGCACTAACCTCCTCCGCCACCAGTCTTTGTAAGAGTAAATCCGCTTTTACCTGGAACTCAACGTATTCTGGTTGACTTCGCTGAAGCATTACCTTCTCTGTGGTTCTTGCGGTTAAAAACTCCGGATCGGGAATAATTGCAATAGACGTAAGGGTTGAAAGCGAGGTTGGCCTTGAGTGATAGGGTACTGTAAAAGGAACATCCTCAGTGACCGGTTCACTTATATTAAGATAATATCCATCCCTAGCGTTACCGCCCCATGTTATATAATCCCCTGTTGAGGTGGTGGCCTCCACTGGATCAAGTTCTGGTATATTATCACTGTCCGCTTTTACAAAACCTGCAAACTTTTTAAATGAAATGGGAAGGGATACCGATGTGCCGGATTGAGCCATAGTGGTTCTGTATGTTTCAATAAGTATTTGTGGATCATACGAGTTCGACCACTCAAAATAAGCCTCATTTACGCGCTCAATCCACGCGGTAAGTTCGTCTCCGCTTGGAACTTCCGCCACACCATTCACGTTTACACTAACTTGTTTAAGTATATCTTCTAAAGTTTTTTGCATAATTTTGACCACAAAAAAAGCCGCCCGATTAATAGGCGGCACAAAGTTCTTTTGTTACCTATGGTCATTATACCACACTACTTTAAATAGTCTAAGATGGGCCATTTGCCTAAACCTTTAAGTTCAACCTTACGTTTATCATACGCTCCATTAAACAATACATGGTTTTTATCCCAATCTTTTGGCCTTCCGTGTCTTAAGGTAAAACTTTCATTTGTTTGGTCAAGCCAAAAATTATAATCAGCTTCCCCCCATCGCTCACACACTTGAAGTTGATCTCCTCCAAAACCCAAAAAATCAAGCTTTTCATCCATACCACCGATATCAAAAATTGCACTCCTAGGAAACGCCGCCCAATTCCACTCCATATCATTTGGATAACATTCATAAAATGAGCCGTATTTATCTGTTTTTCTGGGATCATCCCAAACCTTATTAATAGGCTTGCCATATTCATCTAGCTGATCATATTGATCCCCTACACCACTAAACAGCGCACGCTTGCCCTTGTCCACGTATGCCTCCCAAAACTTTTTTATACCCAAAGGTGGAATATAAATGCTATCCTGCAAAGAAACGATAAGCTCACCACGTGCTTTTTTGAACATTCGGTTGTAGGAAAAATTAAGATCCCAATACATGCCTTTTTTAAGTGGCGGATTACCGAGATATGTGTACTTATTGTGTTTTATTCTAGCCTCAAATTTCTTTCTTAATATCTCTGGCCCACATATCAACCACTCAAAATTCTTGTATGTCTGGTTGCTCAAAGATTTATCAACCAGTGCTATCCTGTCTGGCCTTACTGATGGTGTAACTATACTAACTTTAGGCTTTTTCATGAGCTGCTTTTCCCTTCTCTATTAACTTTTGATATATTTTTTTGTCTTTTTCTTGTTCCGCGCCCCCTTCAAGCCCTGCTTCGCTTACAGTTCTTGCCATTTCATGGTAAATCTTGACGCTTTCTATCGTTTTAAAGATATCTTTTACCCTGTAATAATACTCAATATCGCTTGAGTATGTTTTCATCTGCTCTATTAAGTAATCTCTTTCATCTCTAACCTCTTTGGGTACTACAAAAAACGATCCGGCAAGCCCCTCAGTGTATTGGTTTTCTATTACCGGCGAGGTTACAAACCCAGAAACGCACAAATCCTTTAGTTTCCCCTCAGATAAATAAGTATCAGAATTTACAATCATGGTATATTCACCGCTCGATATGCGCCAACCACGGTTTACATTAGCAGTAAAACCCACATTGTTTTTACCGTATATATAAATATCTGAAATATCACGAAGTTTATTGCTAAACTTTCCACCGTCCTCAGTAATAATAAGCTCATCAACTTGATCGCGGTATGAAAGAGCGCTGTTGTATGCAATCTCCTCAAGCTCGTTAGTTAATGTATAAGTCATAATAACCATACTTATAGATACTTTTGCCATGTTTTACTCCAATCTATTGTGGGGGGTAGTATATTTTTGACTAAATGCGCTGCGAATGAAGGGATGGGACAGCCAATCTTTAGGCCATTGGCTCTCATGTCTTGCCACATAGGATAATCGGCTATACCATGTTCATACATAAGTCCCTTGTTTTCTTTAATTGTTTTGGCGTTTGTTGCAAATGTAAGTGTCGTTGAGTTTACTTCTCTAAAATGATGATCCGCAATAATCTTAATTTCATACTTGCCGATATGCCTTGGTTCTTCAAAGTAATAGTAATGTTCATCCTGTGGTGTAACAAAATCATATTTATCAAGAGCCGAAACTATTTTAGCCCCAACTTTAGGCATATATAGATAATCATCCTCTTGAAGCATAACTGGCCCATCAAATCCGCTAGCTATATCAAGCTGCATTTGGTATGTACCAAGATTGCTTTGTACCCCCACTTGCCAAACCTCCTTATTAAAAGGGACTTCTTTTTCTATAGTTTTTAAATACTCTGGCGGACAATTGTCCAAGATAAAATACATATCCGGCTTAACATCACTCCACCCTGCTACAAATGAACGTAAACACGTTTTAACTAATGTAAACTTGTCATCGGTAAATGGCGTGTCTTTAGCTTTAACAGGCGATATTCTATAAATTATTTTCATTTAATTATTAAAACTGCTCCATTATTGTGTCCCTCAATTGGTTTAATGGTAAATCCATGTTTCTCACAAAACTCATCAACTGCCTGTGTTACACCAAAAGGATTTCCATAATCATCACAGGCAATAACACTTTTACTTAGTGGTAATACTCCTTCAAGGTCAGCCCTTGCGCTTTCGTATGAATGGTCGCCGTCCACATATACCCAATCATACTTATCCAGTCCCTTAAGCACATAAGGGCTTCTGCCGTATAAAATGTTCCACCTGTCGCCATATCTTTTTTTAAACAAATCCGCTTTATCCTTTTCATCATCCAGATCAATAGACAACAAATTACCTTTACACGCCTCAAGATAAGCATAAGCGCTCATACCCCAACAAAAGCCTATTTCAAGCCCTGTTTTAGGTTTTAGTTTTTTAATAACCGCCATTAGTGGTGGTATATACTGGTCAGAATTTAAGTCGTCTGCGAATTTCATACGGCAACACCTCAACCACACTTTTATAAAAAATATTAGGCTCAGTCGGGTGGAAGTTCATCATCTCAGGAGTCCACTTAAGCCATACATTCTCATACCACCCTGGGGTAATCTCATGGCTATGTCCCCATGAGCCAATCTTTTTAAGTAGCTCCTCATTTGTGCGTATATAACTTAAATGGTAAAGCGTAGTTTCGGGTATAAAATAATCAGGATAGTCAATATCTCTAATGTGTCTAAAACGCACGTGGGGTCGCATAGCAATAACCGGCGGACCGTGGTGGCCGTCATAACGTAAGGCTATATAGTCTGGATCTTTAAAATACACATACATACGCTCGCTTTTGTAAACATCTTTGTCTGCTTTTTTCAAATACTTAAGTATTTTTTCAATATCTACCTTTGTATAAAACTCATCAGCATCAACAATAAGGCACCAGTCAAACCCTTTTTTCTCAAAATACTCAAGCCCAACGTGTCGCTGTCCCTCATCCGGTGGAAAATTATCAACCATAACAGTTGCCCCTTTTTGTCTTGCTATCCGCTCGGTTCCATCAGGAGTCAAAGCCTCACCGGCCCACGGCTTTTTACTTACAAGCACCAAATGCTCCACCTCAAACCCCCTAAACTGGTCTATACAAGCCCCAATAAAGCGCTCCTCGTTGTATGCTGGTGTTATTATTCCTACTTTCATTTTCTACCAATTCTTACAAGCTGAACATTGGCTTGCTCTTTTACAATTCCCCAAGGATCAATAACGACACTACCTTCCGGAAATATCATCGCCTCAAAATTCTCATGGTTCACACCAATAAAAAACACTGAAGGCTTAAAAATAGGCTGGACATCAGGGCGCACATGCGGATCATACATCTGACACTCAATACCCCGTTCTTTCAAAATATTTGTCAAAAGAATAGCTGGACTGCCAATTTCAAGGTTTGTACCCCTTTTAAAGGCTGTACCACACATTACAACCGGTAGTCTTGTTTCATTTACCCATGCCTCCAACTTGTCCGCAAGCCACTCTGTGTGCTTTTCCCTTTGCATCATAATATTTTCAAACCAGTCAAAAGGAAGCTTAAGTTTACGGCTTAACCACGAAAGAGCGATATTATCCCTGGGATGACAACCACCACCATCACCCATACCCGCTCGCATGTACTTAGTAGATATAAGCCTTTCGTTTGCTAAAAATAAACCCTCTACTATTTCATCTGCATCAAGGCCCATCTCCTCAGCTACCATGCCAATTGTGTTAGCAAATGATATTTTGCCCGAAATATAGGTATTATATAAAACCTTAATAGCCTCAGCGTGTGCAATACTTGTTTCATAAATCGGCCTGTCATGTATTGTCTTATAAAGGCTTTTGATCTTTTGCGTTGCCTCTTCATCATCACACCCCAAAAGCACAAACTCTGGCTCCTCAAAGTCTTTTCTGGTTGTACCCATGGCAATAAAAAACGGATTATAGCTAAGCTTTATGTGCTTATTTAAAAGAGGTTTTATTTCCCTATCTACAGTACCAGGAAGTACAGTGCTTATTATTACAAGCACAATATCTTTATTTTGCTTGCTGGTTTCCTGTGCAATTTGATTAATAGCTGTTTTAAGTGCCGTGTAGTCAAAATCTACCCTTTCATCGGGCAATCTAGTAACACCCTCATATTTTGGTAAATGTGGTGTCTGCACCGGACAAAAAACAACCTCAGAGTGAGCAATTGTATCTTTAAGAGGTACAACCTTAATCTTGGTGTTTAGCAAAAGTTCAGGTGTACCCTCTTCTCTGTAAGGTATTGATTTTCTCTCTACATACAAAGCCACGTTAGGATCAACATCCGTACCCACAACCTCATGCCCTTTGTTTTCAATAGATAAGGCAACTGGAAGTCCAAGCTTACCCAAACCCACAAATCCGACTTTCATTTATCAATCACCCCCTCATTTAATAGATAATTTCTAATTATTCTTGCGTTTTCATCTAAAATACCGCCGTACTTACCATGAAAATCCTCCTCATATTGAATTTGTGAAGCTGTTTCATCTAACCCCTCACCTGTAACCGAATAATGTCTGTGTTCTATTTCAATTGCAATGTCCTTTGCAATTTCAGCGCGGTTACTTATGTGCTGAACAAAAGAATCGTTTTGTGGGCTAAGAGAAAAATAACCAAAAAGTTTTATCCATTGTCTTGGTACAATGGGAAAAAGATTGTTGTGAGAAGGCTTATATCCATACTGATTACAACGAGGACAAAACACACTAAAACCGCTTTGCTTTTCAATTTCACTGTCCCAACCTTTGGTGTGCATAATAGCATCATCGTTCCACAAAAATAACCAATCCCCCTCCGCCATGTATGAAAGTTTGTTTACGTATTCGTGAAGCCTTGAGTATCCCATGCGTTTAACCAAAAGTATCTTTGTATCAGGATAATTTTTAACAAGATAATTGACCGTTTCCAAATCATCATTATCTACACCCACCAAAAGTTCAAACTCTCCCCGTGCTTTTTCGTATAAAGACCTTAGGCTCGCATCAAGCTTTTCAACACGCCTTCGAGTTGGAAGTATTACAGATACTTTACCCATTGCTTTGCTATTTCTCCCCAAGTTTCCTTTTTAGCTTTCTTTTGGCAATCGGCTCTTAGCTTTTCAACTTCACCGGATTTAATAAGCCTTACAATCTCATTGGCCACCGCCTCTTGGGTTTCGCGGGCATTTGGATCACCCTTAACACGCACGCCATAGTCTTTTTCTTTTAGGGCTGCGTAATCTGTCATTACGGGCACACAACCCACCAAAGCAGATTCACGAACCGAAATACAATCAATCTCCTCAAAGTCAGTAGCATAGTAGTGTATTGAAGCCTCAGCCTTCTTTTTAAGAAGCTCCTTGTGCCCAATCCTGCCGTGTTCAGTTACCCCTTTTTGATTCATCATATGCACCAGCTCCTCTTTCCACTTCATACGCTCAGGGTTTCCCCTGTGAACTGTGTCAAATAAATTCCAACCGTAATAAATATCAAGTGTGGCTTCCGGTATCTCACGTTTAATAATCGGCCAACCCCAATGAAGCATCCAAAAAAGCCCCCTGTCATAACTTGAGGCATATATCAATTTATAAGGATCGCGCGTCCCCTTAATCTTAATAAAACGCTTATCAACTCCGTTTGTGATAATTTCAATCTTCTCATCTGGTACATGAGGTATTAAATTTCTGTGGTAGCGTGACTTAACCATGATCTTATCCACGTTTTTAAGCCTTTCGGGTGTAAATTCTTTAGGATTTGGTACGTCGTGAAGGTCCAATAATACCCTTTTTGCGCTCCACTTATTATCAAGCTCCCACGGTGCTCTCCAAATAATAAGCGTGTTAAAGTTGTCGTTTCTATTAAACCTGTAAAAATTAAGATACTCAACGCCTCCATAATCACCCTCAATCGCCCCTGGATTTCCATATACGGTAACGTTGTAACCCATTGCCCTCCAATTCTTGGCCAATTGCACAATTGCCGTTTCGCTTCCCCCAAGACCGGTCTTAAGGCTATCAGGCGACCACTCCTCAAAGCTACGCCCTGCCCAGATAACAATAGATTTATCATTCCAGTTTTTGGGTGGGTTAAACTTTTGTCTTATTTGCTCAACATAAGCATTGCCTTCAATTGAAGAAGGCAGAGCATTAAGTAGGGTGCTAATCTTTTCAAGTTCATTTGTTTTGAGAAGTTCCTTTTGCAACGTTTCAACTGCACGGGTTGCCTCTATAAGCTCCTCCAGCCTTTTTGCCCCCATAAGTTTGGTTTTGAACTCCTCGCTTTGCGGTACAATCTTCACAAGCTCCTCCAAAGCCTCAATTGCAAGCTTGGTCTTTTTTCTTCCCATAGCAATCATATACATCGTTTCAAAGTAATGAATCTCGTCATCTATAGGTACTTGGACAATTCCGCTTTTGTGCTCAGGCATTTGTACAAATATGCGCGCATACACCTCAGCATCATCATACTTTTCCTGCAAGGCTAGAGCGTAGGCGAGGTTGATATAAACAGTTCTAATACGCTTAAACTCACCCAGTGCCCTTAAAAATTCTTCCTCTGCACCTTTTGTGTCACCCTCAAACAACTTAATAAGCCCCATATAGTTACGGGCTAAACAACGCTCCTCATCCCAACCAGAGTGCTTTAAATAATCTTTAAAAATCTTGTATGCTTTGTCGTAATCCTCTACATCAAAATAGTTACGAGCTAGGTAGTATTCAGTTCGTGGGTCGTGCTTGTCACCCTCGTTTTTATAAGTTTCCTCAAGTATCTCAAGATTTCTGGTATTGTTGCGCTCAAATGACTCCTTGGGTGGAAAATGATTTACCTTAACGTCTTTAAAATAGCCATTATTTGCTTCTCTAGTTGGAATTAACGTTTCGTGAAGGTGCCCTTTCCATTCATAATATCCGCGTCTAACTATACGTTCTCTAGGATGAACAATCTCAACCTTTCCGGTTTGTGGGTTAATTTGATAGTTGTAGTCAAAAAATATTGAAGTAAGTTTTTGCGCATCCATCACCTTAACCATTTCAGGTAGAAGCTCAGCGTTTTGCCATATATCATCCGTGTCACACCAGACAATGTAATCATACTCCTCAGGTACTTGTTTTAAAGCGTAGTTTCTTGCCTTCTCAAAGCTTTTGTCCCATTTATAAAAACTAGTAACTCCTCCATAGTTTTTAATTATTTTTTTAATTTGAGTGTCAGGCTTGTTGGTAGTGGTTACAAATATACCGTCAACGTATTTAGCTATTGAATTTAAACAACGAACTAAAAGCTCTTTTTCCGTATCATCTTTAACAATCATATTGAGCGCAAGTTTGCTCATATGTTTTCCCTTTCCGGCACACTATATTGAGGATAGCGTTTTGCAAATTGCCTCCAAAAATCCACATTATCAAAGTCTGTTAAAAAAAATGACATTAAATCTTTAAGGTCTGCTGGAATTGATACAAGGTGGCGCATGTCTTTACGCTTGTTTGCTCCCCAACGGTTTTTAAGATTTTTTCTTCTTTGAGCCATGGCTTCTTGCCGTTTTTTAGTACCCTCGGGATCACGTTTTTCATAAATCTCTACTAAAAAACTAACTACTTCCCACATGTTTTTGCCACGTATCTTTTCAAGTAGTTTTTCCACGGCCTCATATGCCCATGCTGGATAAACCTTACCATCTGGTCTTACTGCTACTAATTGATCGTCCATTGTTTCAAATTATGCGGGCCAACCCCAGGGGGTAGGGGTTGGCCCAATTAGCTACCTTAACCCCCATTTGTACTAATTTACTTACTCCGTTGCTGCGTAAGAGCGTAGTACCATTCCGCGTGCAGTATCAACTTGTACCGTAGCCTCACCCACAATGTGACCTTTTTGGCTATCGCCTGTCACACCATTAGGTACGTGCTTTGGTCGCCTCAAGTAACCAATCTTACAAAGGTTCTTTCTAATACCCAGAACCTCGCCTCCGTTTCCGTCTGTTGGCATATCTTTGTGTGCACGAACCTCAACCATGGTTCCATAGTCGGATTCAATAACATCCAAAGCTTGCACTAACCGTTTGTCGTCGGCTGGGATTGTTCTTGGGCTAGAAGTTGTAAAGAATGCGGCAACATCACCTTTCCTGCGTCCAGTCATTAAAACAAGATCAACTAAGAACTCGTCTGTCTGGTTCCAAGATTCGGTCATAATGTCGCGAAACTCCTGCTCAGAGAAAGAAGAGGCAGAGGTGCGCGCTGTATAGCGCCCATCAGTTGCCACTATGTTTCTAATACCATCCATCTCACGAGCCACGCCGGATGATCCAGAAGCTTTTGTGCCGCGAAGGATCGCGTACTCAAGTTTGTTTTTCCAACGTCGCATAGCCCAACCCATTTCACGAGCATAAGCGTCTTTAGGAGAAACTTTATTTACCACAACATCAGTTTCAGAGACCGCAAAGACCTCTTTAATGATCTGGGCGATATTGTTTTTCTTTGTTGGAACGCTCAAGTCAGAAAAAGTGTTGTCATCTCCTTCTACTGACGTGCTGTTTGAAGTTGGTCGTGACTGATAGTATTCAGTCCACTCATGGAGTGTTTGACTCACAGGAACATTACCCAAAACAGTGGAAAGATAATTCTGGTCAGGGCTGATGTCAGCTATTCTGTCCAAAAGATCCTCCCTTCGGGTGGTATCCATATAAGTCTGGTGTACTCCTGCTAATTGTGCCATTAATAATCACCTCCCAGCGACGGATTATTCTTCCCAGTTTGAGATAAAGGGGTCTGTAAGTTTGTTAAGCTCGGTTAAAGCTTCCTCATCGCCGCGCCTTGCCCTAGCTCTTAGCTCCTCTACACGGTCAGGCTCTACATTCATAGTGCCCACCGTTGTTCCCCTTGACTCAATGGTGGCTGCTTCCTTCTGAGCTTGGGTAGCTCGCTCTTCAGTTGCACCCTGTTCCTTGGCTTGTGTACGAATTTCGTCGTATCTTTTTTGCACTTTGTCTGCAATATCTACCAATCTTGGTAAATTCTTGCCCGTAGCAATGGCTCTGTTTCGCTCTAAAACATACTGCGCTTGTACATCTGCGATAAAGCCTTTGTCACGGTTGGTTGATTTAGGATTGAGTGCCGGATATTTCGACCAAGCTTCTAAATCTTCCTGTTGTGCTTTGGCGGCCAGTGCCTCCCGTCTTGCGGCCTGTGCTTCATATCTCGCCTGTTGCACCTCTTGCAAAAAAGCTTGAGTTGCCGGATCAGATTCATCAAACTGTCCTTGCTGTGTCTGCGCTATATATCCGCTTGGGATTTGAGTTTCAGTGACACCTCTTGCAATATTGAGAAAATCAATGTCCTCATCTTGCTCTTTGGCGCGTCCTTCTAACTCCTCTATTTTTTTGCGCATAGCATAGAATGCCTGCTTCTGCTTTTCCGGTTCCTCAGGAAATTCGTCTCCCGAAACGTCTACAGGTTTTTCCTGTGTGTCCTGTGTCTGGTCTTGCTGTTTCGGCTCTTGCGAAGCTTCATTTTCAGATCCTTCAACTTCTGCAGCGGGTTGTTCTGCTGAGGGTTGGACATTCTCCTCTACTCCCTTTTGGTTTTCGTCCATATTTTTAAGAAAGGTATATACACCCCCTCTCTCTGCCCGATACTAGCGGCGTCCTAGCGTCTTTGCCCACTAAAAAAGGCGACGGCGCAACCCACGAATTATCGTGAACTGTAACCGTCGCCTCTAAGTTCTTTAGTAGGTGACTTAACGTATTATATCATAATTGGCTTTTTACCTTCTTTTTAGCCAACTCTTCAACTGTTACACCTAAAAGTCCAAGACCGCATTTTCTACACTCAACACTTGTTGCTGTCTTTTGTATAAACTCATGGTTACAACCAACGGTATTGTATAAAACATCACTATTTAGCCTTAACACCGCTTCTTTACCCTCTCTTGACTTATTAAAAGCTTCGTCTACGCTTTTTACATCCTCACGCTTCATCAATAGCTCCCTTCAAAAACTTATCTACCGCTTTTTGATATTCTTTTTTATTGCTTAAATTGCTTAATGTGTTTATAAGCATAGATAGACAACTAGCCAGTGCGTGAGCATAAACATAACGCTCTTGCCATCCTTTTTCACTGGGCTTGGGAAGTTCCCCTTGTACTGATTGATTTATTAAGGGTAAGGCGTATTCACGCCAGGCATCGGAGTTAAAAAACCCCCTTATTTCAGCTAAATAACGCTCTTCTGTATTTTTTTCAGATTGTTTGCTGGACATTACCTACACCCCCTAAAAATTGATTCGGTGTTGCTTGTTGTTGCATTGGTTGTGGACCTTGCACACCAGGCATTTGTGGCATTCCCATGCCCTGTTGTGCAGCCAGTTCTTCTGGCTCAATAGCTTCAAATAATTGGTCTGCATTTTTAATCTTCAACTTGTCTGCCATAAGCTCAAGGCTTTCTTTGGATTTAAGCCGATATCCCTGCGTTTGCAAATCCTGTTTGTTTTTCTCTGCCATTGCAAAAAAGGTTGCCATCGCCTGCACCTCATCTTGCTCATTTGGTACACCCAGGGTATTAAGATCAACTACAAAGCGATATTGACCAGTTAAGTCTTTTCTGTCTACACTTAAAAAGCCTGTTTTTTCATCGTCATTTAAATTAAGCTTTGGTAACACCTCACCGGCCATATTAACTGGATATAATGGCTTTGCATACTCATCAAGCGCACCGGATTCACGCAACAACTCATAAACCTCTTCAAAAGACACTTCGTAACCCTGTTCCGTCAACTCGTTCATAATAGTTTCAATATAACCATAGCCGTCGCTGGTTAATTCCCACCCGTTTAACCCTTCTTCAATGAAGTGCTCAATTGCGTCACGCCCCGCTACTCTAATTACCTTTTTGTCTGTCAGAAACTGCTGATCCATACTCCACCACAATGAATAAACCTTTTGAATTGCTGCTGATAGAAATATCTTGTTTAAGTTGTCGCGCGATCCGCGCTGAAGAGCCAAATCTTTTATTTCTGTGGCGGTTTTATTTGTAGCCAATGCCGCTAAATTGCTTGAATCTGCTGCTGTGTCGCCCATAGACTCATTAAACGTGGTATTGAGTAGTTTATATGCCTCTACAAAGTTTCTGGTAAATGTAATTGCTCCCTCAAGCCTTACCATGTCGGTTTGTGGATTATTCATAATCCAGGCGGCTCTAGGTTTAAACTCAATTGTTTTCCAATCAACATTGGTGGGGTGGGCTTTCATAATCGGGTAAAGCTCTGTGCTTACCGCCTCAATAAAGCCGGAGGTAAGAGCGTTTATTGCTTTTTGGCTACTTCTTCCTGGCTCAAGCTCGCTAACACCGTATATGTCATCATCAATTGGAATATAGACAAGCCTTACAATCGGTAAAAGTCCATGTTTATATGGGTTTTTAGTTACACGGATAACTAAACCAAGCCCCGCCTCATCATCTCCTCCCACATCAGGAAGCCACGTAATCCATTTGTCTCTCATGTATGTAGTAACAACCCTAAACGGTGTTTGCTTGCCTGAACCGCTTCTTTTGTTATCTAACCCACGAAGCGTGGCGTTTCTTGAATCGTAATTGTCTGTTACTGTATTTTGCTTAATACCTCGAAGCTTGTCCAAACCCATATATGCTGGCTTACCGCTATTGGCCTCACTTACTTCATTTATGGTTTCTAGCTCCTCTAAAGTAATTTCGCGCTCAAGGTGAAAATAATCTGAATCACTAATAGATACCGCCCCAGGCTGCGTGTAACATTTTCTATTGTCTAGGGTTTCAAAAATAGGCCCATCAAACACTATTTTTCCGTTTTTGACCTCTTTGCGCCAGGCCACAAGCCCAAATCCCGCTCCATATTTCCTGGCGTTTTGAGATAATCTAAAAAACTTGGCAATCAAAGGTTCTTCAAAATACTCATCGTGCTCATCATACTGGCTGCTCAAAAGCTCCGTACCTATTCGTGCCCCCAGAGGGTTGCCATATTGCCCCTCAACCAATTTTCCCTTAACTTTTCCGGTAATAAGGCGTGTATCCTTGCCGTAAATAGACTTAAATGCCAGAGGAATGAAAATTTTTGTGTTAAAAGGCCATTTACTGGAATCTATATGGCTTCTATATAAATTGTCATACTCATCAAAGCCCTGTGTTTTGTGAGTAACCCGCTGGTTTTGCTCTGATTTTGCTTCGTCAAAAGCTGTGCGTACTCTTTTTAAGAGGGCACTATAATCTTGAGTTTTTTCTTTTTTATTTTTCTTTGCTTTTGCCATTTTTTACCACAAAAAAAGACCGTCCAAAAATAGGACGGCCGAAAGTTCTTTTCTTGCCTTAATGCATTATATCATACCCGCACTTTTGGTAAAGTCTTACTAATTTCAGTTTCTTTAATTGTTCTCAATACGCTCTCAATCTTGGTAAGCCTTCCGTTAAACACTGATATTTGCACATTTCCATATCCATGTCTTTTGACTGCGCGTAAGTTATATACCATATCAACAACATCATCCATATCGATATTAAATTTTTCAAGCATATCCATAAACTGAGACATTTCAGGAAATACCGTTTCTAGCCATTGTTGAGCAAGGTCTTTATTGTGCTTTGCTTCCTCTAAATAATTATATTCCGAGGTCTTGGTCTTGGATGTTTTTTGTCTTTTGGACATAGGACAGGTAACCTCCTTTCTCTCCTAATGGCTCGTTTGCTTGTTGATAAAGTTGCCAAACAATAGCAAGGCTCATTACAAGATCGTCATGCGTTCCAGATTCCGCTTGGGCTTTAACCGAGGCGGTGGTTCTTACCACCACAAATGAATACAACTCTTCAATCGTGGGTTTATCATATATGGTTAAAACCTTATTATCTATTGCCTCTTTAAGCTGTGATAGCATTGCTGGGCGCGTAGCTGTATTTGTGTTCCATCCATATTGTACCGACTCTGGTGGATTCTCACGTCCCACGGTTGGCATTTTAAAAAGTTCAAACTTCCCCAACCGGTTCATTGAAGCTAGCCTGTCCATTTCAAATGTACCACCAGCATTTCTTTCATATGCAACGACGGGTCTT